GGACTACCCTGTTGACCCCACTACACCCCCACCAAGCCCTGCTAGAGAAGCAAGACCGCTCCGCCTATAAACACTACTCCAAGAAAACAGTAAGCAATACTGTATAAATTCCCAGCCTAGCAAAGCGTATGTATAAATTCCCAGCCTATAAATTCCCAGTATATACCCCTACTGCCAGCATGGGTACTGCACATGGTGCACCCCCCGGCTTCATAAATTCCGCCTACCCCAACCCCCCATCAAAAAAATGGCCCGAGGGTAAGCCCGGGCCATTAACTACTGTCAAGGAGAGATGATGGAGAAACACAACTAACGCCATCACTTGCAGTATAGCCGCGCTACTGTTACAGTGCAAGCAATTCATCGGAGCGAACTTTCCCAATGATCCTAGAACATTTGATAGAAGCGGACTACCAGAGCGTAGAGGACGCCAGCCCCGACGCCATAGTATCAGCGCAGATACACACGCTTGAATGGCACGACGAGCCTGTCGGCCCCGGCGTAGCGGACGACAATGCCAGAACGCTGGCACGCAATACGTTTGCTTCGCTAACCACACCCGGCTCTGAAATAGCGACAACCAAGACCAATGTATTACAACTACGCTCACCAGAAGCAGTGCGCCATCTTGTCGGGATGCTCAGCGCCTACGATTGGGATTTTGTGGAACAGGCCAAGGAGATAAGGGGCTATGTAGTTGCAAAACTGCTGGAGGAGGTAAAGGGCAGTCGCGCCGGGGATAGGCTTCGCGCACTACAGCTACTGGGAACGGTCACAGAGGTTGCGGCGTTTACTACCCGCAGCGAGGTGACAATGAAGAATGAGGAAACGGTAGTTATTGAGGAGCGCCTTCGCAGCAGGCTTCAGTCGCTTCTGCCTGCGCAGCAGGTTGTACAGGATGTAGAGGTGCAGGAGATAGCTGTGGTGAGGCACGACACCCTGCCATGAAGTCCCTGTCCACCGAGGAGATAAATGCGCTGATAGCCGCACTACCGGGGATGCCGCCATCGGAGCAGGCGCTATTGCTTGCAGACCTAGACGCGCTTGCAGAGAGGGAAGCGCTGGCTGCTGCTAAAAATGACTTCCTTGCCTTCTGCAACCGCATCTATCCCGGGTTCAAGGAGGGGCCGCACCATAGGTTCATGCAGCCGATACTGCACAAAGTGCTGGAAGGCACAGAAATTCGGGTGACAGTAAGTATGCCGCCGAGATTCGGCAAGTCGGAAACCATTGCATACCTGTTCGTAGCATGGTATCTCGGGCATAACCCGTCGCACCACATCATTATGGTGACGCACACCGCAGACTTGAGCGCTACTTTTGGGCGAAAGGTCAGAGATTTGATCGACTCCCCGCCATATCAGGCCATATTTCCCGATACGGTGGTGGCAAAAGATAAAAGCGCGGCGGGAAACTGGCTGACCACCGTAGGTGGCAAGTATTTGGCAGTCGGGATCGGCGCAAACGTGGCAGGACACGGCGCTCACCTGCTAATTGCTGATGATCTGGTGTCCGAAAATGCGATGATGGCGAACCCGGAGACTGCGTTTGCGAACGCGTGGGAGTATATGCAGATCGGGCCGCTGCAACGGCTCATGCCGGGGGGCAAAATTGTGATGATCGGTACCCGATGGGGGCGAAAAGACCCAATCGGACGCGCTTTACAGTGGGCAATCGACAATCCATCCTCTCCGCAGTGGCTTGAGGTGCGGTTCCCGGCAATCCTGCCCTCGGGCAAGTCATTGTGGTCGGCGCAGTGGCCCATAGAGCAGCTTTTGGCTAAGAAAGCGTCCATGCTGCCGCAGTTCTGGTCGGCGCAGTATATGCAGGAGCCTACATCCGAGGAAGGAGCGCTTATAAAGCGCGAATGGTGGAAGATATGGGAGAAAGAGAAGCCCCCGGAGGTCGAGTTCATCATTCAGGCGTGGGATACCGCGCATGAAGCCAAGACACGCGCTGACTATTCAGCCTGCACAACGTGGGGCGTGTGGACAACCGAGGACAAGGAGAGCAGGATAATACTGCTTGACGCCGTGAAGGGGCACTGGGAGTTCCCTGAGTTGAAGGTGAAGGTGCTGGAGCAGTGGAAACTGTGGGAGCCTGACTCGCTCATCGTTGAGAAGAAGGCCGCAGGCGCTCCGCTGATACAGGAGCTTCGGAGAATGAATATCGTGGTGCAGGAGATATCGCCATCGCGTAAAGGGCTGGGGGTGTCTAACGACAAGTATGCGCGGATGAACTCGATAGCGGACTTGTTTTCCTCCGGGATCGTGTGGGCACCAGACAAACGTTGGGCGCATGAAGTAATCAATGAGGTGGCTGAGTTCCCCTTCGGTGACAACGATGACTACGCCGACACTGCGCAGATGGCCCTAGCCAGATATCGCACTGGGGGGTTCATCAGGTTACCGTCCGACTACGAGGATGAAGTTGAAGATTTTAAGAGCAGGCAGAGGGCATACTATGGATGACAAACCAGAGTCTCAGAAATTCATGGGCAGGCATCAGTTACTTGACCGCCTTATATCCCAAGTCGGCTCCCGTGAACTTGCGATAGGACTCCTGCGCGACAGGGGCCAGATGGAGAAGACTTCTGAGAAGTTGACTCCAGAAGGTGAAAAGCGCAACAATATGACCGCCGCTGAACGGGCAAAAGACCGCGCTGCTACGGCAGCGGGACTCCCCACTACTTCGTTCAGGTACGATCCCAAGACTAATCGGGCAACACGCCGCTGAAGGAAAACAATGGAAAAATCCCTCTACTCCATGCCGCAAGGCCAGAACCCGTTCCTGCAAGCCGCCGAGGAACCCACCGAGTTTGAGATTGAGGGTGAGCCAACCAGCGCCCTTGTTGTCATCGACGTAGAGGACACCAGCTTTGGGGAGAATCTGGCAGAGAAGATGGACGAGGGAGAGCTACTGAAGCTTGGAGGTGAGTTGGTGGAGTTGGTGGATGCGGATATCTCAAGCAGAAAAGATTGGGTTGATGCGTTTGTCAAGGGGCTGGAAGTTCTGGGCATGAAGTACGAGATGCGTACCGAGCCGTGGACAGGCGCTTGTGGCGTGTACTCCACCGTCCTTGCAGAGGCCGCGATACGCTTCCAGAGCGAAACCATCATGGAGACATTTCCGGCAGCAGGCCCGGTCAAGACCGAGATTATCGGTGAGGAAACGCAGGACAAGATCGACGCAGCAGCCCGTGTGCGTACTGATATGAACTACCAGATCACAGAGGTTATGCAAGAGTACCGCCCCGAGCATGAGCGGATGCTGTTCTCCCTTGGGCTGGCAGGCGCTGCGTTCAAGAAGGTCTACTATGACACTTCCCTCGGACGCCAAACGTCGATGTTCTGCCCTGCGGAGGATGTGATTATTCCCTACGGTGCCAGCAGTGCGCAGACTTCAGAGCGGGTTACGCACATGATGCGCAAGACCAAGAACGATGTGAAGAAGCTGCAAGTCGCAGGCTTCTATAGGGAGGTAGACCTTGGCGACCCGGTACAGACCTATACCGACATTGAGAAAAAGAAGGCCGAGCATCAGGGCTTTACCCTGACTGACGATGACCGCTATCAGTTGCTTGAGATTCAGGTCGATTGGGAAGTACCCGGGGATGAAGACCCGGATGGGATTGCCCGTCCCTACATCATCACAATGGACAAGAGTTCCTCCAAGGTACTGAGCATCTACCGTAACTGGGACGAAGACGACGAGCAGCAGATCAAGCGCCAGCACTTTGTGCAGTACACCTACATCCACGGCTTCGGCGCGTATGGGATGGGGCTTATAAATCTCATCGGGGGATATGCCAGATCGGGCACTAGCATTATGCGGGAGCTTGTGGATGCAGGGCAACTCTCGAACCTGCCCGGTGGTATGAAAACCCGTGGGCTGCGTGTAAAGGGGGACGATACACCTATCGGGCCGGGTGAATGGCGAGATGTGGATGTAGCCAGTGGTGTGTTGCGCGACAACATCATGCCCCTGCCTTACAAGGAGCCGAGCCAGACCCTGCTGGCACTGCTTAACCAGTTGACCGAGGAAGCACGGCGGTTGGGGGCTATCTCTGACATGAACATCAGCGATATGAGCGCCAATGC